TTCACCAGTAATTGGATGATTCATTTCAAATTCGATAGAACCATCAGCAATGGTGTCCTTAAAGAAACTTCTAAATGTAGTAAATTGTGCGTCTGTCATTACCCAACTAACAGTATAATATTCACTGGCTGCGGTAAACCTGCGCCTTACTTTTTCTGGCCCAGCATCCATTGAAGTGCGTATTAAAGTGTTTTGAGGAGTGCCAAAAAACCCTTCCACTAACGGTTGTTGTGGTAATGCGGCTGGCCATATGTCTGCCATTATGCTCGTGCCACCCTTCGCACCCCAAAGGTGCCCATTGCCTTATCAAGAGAGCCTTCGTTTATCAATTCCTTGACCGCCTCTCTGATCATTATTTTCACCACCCGTTGATTACCAATCATGTCTTGCTTTACTTCTACTGGTTCCCCACCGCTTCTCTGATCAAACACCTGAACAACCACATCCCCAGTAGAGGCCTTGACCCCAAGATCACCACCAGATGTTCTTGTAAGTGGCAATATTGCTTCTGGCCCAGCCTCACCCATCAGACCAAATCCACTTGCCATTGGGAATATGGTTGGCCTGTTTACAATTCCACCAATGGCAAATGGTGTAACTTTGCCGTTTTCAACAACCCCACCTTTAGAAAAGGGTAGCCCCTTTAGGATCATACCAACCAACGGCTCAATCACTTTCACACGTAAGATAATCCGAGCTATGTCCTCAAGCAATCCAGCAAGCACATCACGCAAGTCGTTGCCCGCAAAAACAGCCTCCTCAAATGCACTCTTAAAGACCATTCCAAAGTCCTTCGCAAGATTAACAGAATTTGAGGTTGTTTCTTCTACTTGTTTAATTGCATCATCTATTTGCTTGATAACTAACGGATATTCACCGAACTCTGCCTTTAACGCTTCTGCTAATTTTGTGAATTCCTCCGTTGACATTTTGCCCTGTTGTAAAGCATCTAACAACGGTTCAAGTCGTTCTTGAGCGATAGTTGAAGCAACGGCTTGCAATTCAGAGAATCGCCTCATCCATTCATCGGTGCCAACAGTAAGTTCAGAAACTTCTGATTTCAGCATGTCAAAGTATTCTTGAGAGCTTATGAACCCTTGCTGATATTCCCACGCAACCTCGCTCCAAAACTTGTCTACACCCTGTGTGGCGGCCTCCTGTGCATCAAGTAATTCCTGTTCCATTCTCTTGGACAACTCTATTGACAACATTATTTCTGCGTTAACTGCCTTCGATCTTTCAATCAGCCCTTTACCCGACAATTCTTCAATTGCTTTACCCGCTAACGGAAATTGTGAGAAAGACCCCAGTAGTTCTTTTACCTTGCTGTTATATTCATCAACACTCATGCCACCACTTATGAAGCTTGCTGTGTATTCTTCCATCCTTTTAGTTGCTAACTCCATAGCTGCAGCCTGAGTGGTAGCGAAAACGAACTGAAAATCTTTTGAAGACTTTGTTAAACCTGATAGTATTGAAGATGCTTTTGCATAAAAGTTCTCAAGTGTGGTAAGTCCTTGCTGGTACGCCCAATTGATATCTGCCAGTATCTGAGCAGCAGTATTCTTAGCACCCCAACCACCAGTAGCCCCACCAGCAGCACCCTCGCCCTTGCCTTTGCCTCCAAGAAGTTCTTCCATAGATTTAGGTGCTTCTTTTATCGCCCGGGCCCTATGCCTTATACTTTCAGATATAAGCTCATCCGTAATCTTCTCTATCTCTTCGTAATCCTTGGCGGTAAGTGGATATTTCCCATGCCGAGCATGAAATATTTCAGCTGCCTGCTCTGAAAGTTTTGTTCTCGATAGAATCTCTTCTGGCGGCCTTATGCCCTCCTGGGCCTTCTTTAGTTCATGCAGTGCCGCCACAAGCGCCAGCACTCCTGCCGTAGCGATCACGAGTGGGGCCGCCGGGCCAGCGGCGAGGGCGATAAACGCCCCTCCGAGCGTAGACAGGGCGTTTATTGTTGCGCTTATCGCCAGTAAAAGTGGCCCGCCAACGGCTAAAGTGCCAGCGAAGGCCAATATCTTCTTCTTGGTATCATCCGACGCATTACCAATTGCAGTCGCTGCAGAGGCGATAGAGCTTTCAACTTTAGGCATTACCGATTCGGCAATGTTTAATATTTCTTTCCCCATCGGCTCAATGGCGAGCATGACTCTGTTTTTAGTCCTCGCCCACTGCTCGGCAAACCCATCGGTCTCTTTTGTGGTTTGCTGAATCGCACCCTCTGCGTCGCGCAATACTGCAATCAGTTGTTTGACGGAAAACCGACCCTCACGGATTGCGAGGGCCATATCGGGGCCAGCGCGCGAGCCAAACACTTCAATTGCCATCCGTGTCGCTTCGGTTGGGCTCTTGGCATTTTTAATTTGCTCTATGAGAAGCTTAAACGCCTCTTCTGCATTAGTTATGCCTTCGCGCGCCATGCGCCCAAGCCCCATAGACAGCGACCCCATAATGCGCTCGGTGTTAACTCCCTGCTGTTCAAATTGTGCAAGCAACGCAATTGACGATTCGAGATCGAAGCCCATGCCGCGCAGTGCTGCTCCATACTTGTAAAGCTGTGTCGATAGCGTCCCCATCCCTATACCAGTGGACTGGGAGGCCTTGAACAGCACATCCATAAACTTTCCCATCTCTTCGGCAGGCACGGCCCAGTCACGCATTGCTTTGGCCGATTGCGAAACCACGTTGCTTACGTCTTCGCCAAGCAATCGCGCTGCATCTAAGGCCTTTTGAGATATATCCGTCAACGACTTACCCGTAAGGCCAAGGCGCGTATTGTAATCGGCCAATACTTTTGCGGATACATCAAACCCCTGCGTAACGCTGCCAGCGAGCTTCTTCCAGTCGTCCTGTAGGCTTTTTAGCGCCCTGCCAGTGGCCCCAGTCCCGCTGGCAATGGCATCCATTGCGTCGTCGATATCGAGGGCGGCCTTGGTTGCCGCAGCACCCATAGCCACGAGGGGCACAGTGAAAATCTTGTTCATCGTGCTGCCGACCTTCTTGAATTGCGCGCTCAGCTCGTTCATGCTACGATCAATACGCTTCCACGCCCGCTCGAGTTCGCTCAGGTCCGCACCGAAGACATATGTCAATTTCTTTTTAGCCATTCGACTCACCGCCCTCCTGTTGCTGCTTCTTGCGCTTTATCTTATCCTTACAATACTGAAAATACTCGTTTTTACCCATGATTTCGCCGTCTGCCCAATAGCCCACAAGGTCTTCTACTCTTACCGGATGTCTCAGGTTTCCACTTGCGTTCATAAGCCATACTGCATGCTGTGCGCGCTTCAATGATTCTAAGTATTCTCTGTATTTGTAGGCGTAAACGAGGTCGTCAATTTCTCCCCATGTAAGCTCCCATAAATCCTTGTGAGTAAGGCGCAGGGGGCCGAGTGCCGCAAGTATGATGCCCCTGTACGCACGCTCCCAGTCCCCCACTGTCAGTTTTTTGCTTCGTCATCCTTGCCGGCAGCCGTGCCGAACTGTCTCTCGAACGCCGCTACGAGGGCCTTGGTAGCCTCCATTATCGCTTCGCTGTAGGTCCCGCCTTCGGCATCAAGCCAATTGCCAACGATGTCCACGGTCAGCTTTGGGTTGCTCCATAACAGTCCGGCCCATATAAGTTTAACGCCAAGATCAAAGTCTGTCGGGTCGAAGCCACCACCCATGATCTGGGCAGGCGTTTTGCCGGTCTCGCGGATCAACGCCCTTATCGAATTGACAGTATATTTCAGTTCCATATCCTTTCCGTTTATCTTCATGCTATCCCTCCTAAGCGTTAAGCGTCAATGCTTCGTTGCCCTGCACTGATATGGACAAGCCAACTGCATCCTCTGTCGCGCCGGACACGGTCCACGATGTAATATATCCGTCGCCCTCATATCGTTCGGTTATCAGCGCACAAGATGGAGTGCCCGTGGTGCCAGTAAGGCTATTGTTTGTGATCTGCAAGTTGGCCTCTACGTCTAACGGAAATTCGATCACCCAGGCATTGCCTATATCCGGCACAACGGTTACCCCGGTAAGTGTATAGGCCGTGTTAAGTGCCTCTGCTATTTGCGCGGCGGTGGCGTTATAGGCAAGTGCGGTGGTTTCTATTGTTTCCCCGTTGCCGAGTGTGAAAGAGCCACCAGTCGCGCCACCGAGCCACAGCCTATAGCGCTCATTTGCATCAAACGGCAGAAACGTGAAGCTGCACATGGTCCCCGCCAGCGCTTTGGTCGCCAAATCTTCTTGCGCTTCGTCCGCCGGATCGTAAAAAAGCTCCATTGTGCCTGTCCATCCTGCCTGACCCACAAGGTACTTCTTCCAGTCGGATGCGATTGTTGATACATCAATGGTGCCGAGCGTGGTTTCGATATTAAACGACCGCACCTCGCCAAGCTGGGTTGGGACGCCTTCTACATCTAAATGTACAATCGCACGTTTCGATACGAATGCCACCATTTATATCACCTCACCCTTACGACTGGTTTGACAGCGCAAGCGGATCCGTGCCTTGGAATGTGATACTCAAGCCAACGGCATCTTCCGTAGCCCCCGAGATCGTCATACCAGTTATGTAACAGCTGCCTGCCAGTTGTGGCTTCCCAGAACCAGCGCCTAATGGCTGTATGGTTAATGTGCATAGCGTCCCGGCCATTGCGTTACTTACAAGAGCAGATTGCGCAGAGTCGGTCGGATCGTAAAATAACTCAAGCGACCCAGACCAGCCAGCTTGCCCTACAAGATATTTTTTCCAATCAGTTGCGAGCGTGGACACATCAATGGTCCCTAATGCTGTTTCGATGCTGAAGCTTCTTACCTCGCCTATCGCTGTCGGCGTTCCGCTCACGCTAAGTTTAACAACAGATACCTTACTTGCTGTTGCTCCCATATTTTTGCCCTCCCTTTATTTTTATCTGTCATACCCCCGGATGGTTAAGATCCCGTGAAACCATCCCGACGGGTCCTCAATCACTATCAGTTCCTCGAAGAACCACTTTTCTGGCAGCGCACTGCGTATCGCATCCGCTATTCCGACGACCTCTTTGCGGCCCTGGTAGCTGCTCCATATGTGGATGTCGACGTTCCACGCACGCTCTACATCGCTCAGAAGCCGGCCTTCGAGGCTCTGTAGCTGCCCGATCACTATATATGGCCCTTCCTGCTCGAGGGGCACTTTGTCGAACACGCCAGTTACCTTCGGGTTCGGTATCGCCTGAAGCGCATTATAAAGCGTCGCATATATCTCTTGAGATACCGACAGGTGGCTCATTATCTCCCGCCCCCCTCGACCAGTTTAGCCAGTGCATCGGAGAGCGCCCTGCCAATTTCCTCTTCGTGAGCGCGGCAGGCTGGGAAAAAGAAAGGCTGCGCCGGCATATTTTTGGTGCCGAACTCAACGAATTGCGCGTAATACGTATCGACTCCGCCCACCTTGCCGCCTGCCGAAATAGTGGCCGTCAGCTTCTTGGCCGACACGGATCGTCTAATTCCTCTCGCCATAGCGCCAGTATCCTTTGGGGCACGACCTTTGGCGTCTTCTACGACCTTCCACGTTTCTTCGCGCAGAACGTTTACCACTTCATGTTTTGCTTCTTTCTCAACTTCTCTAAGCTCTTTTAGGACGTCGTCTAAGCCTTCAAGCCTCGTATATAGCCGCACTCACACCACCTCCGGCTCACAGTCGAGATACATCCAACGACGTAGCCGATCGTGGCGTATAGCCTTAACAACAAGCCTCGTCCCAAAAAACGATACGATATCGCCTATCATTATCCCATCGTGATATCGTATCGTTATTTGATGTGTCCTTATCTCCGTGTCTTTTTGTGCGATGATACCGGTCTTTGACTTCGGCGCTTCCACCCGTGCCCATAGAGTGGCAATTGTTTTCTCGGTGAAAGTCCATCCACCCATATCATCAGTAGTTTTGGTCTTGCGAATAATGAATATCTGATCCCTCAGCTCGCCTATTTGTGTCATATTGGCACTCTCCGCTCTTGGTATAACAGCATTTCTGCCGCATCCGGCACCTGGTTGGCCGTGGCATCGACTATTACATTTTCTCTATTCTCATACC